ATGGTGTTTATGCCGGCAAATTTATAGGATTCGATCCAATAACAAGAACGATTGCACAACGAGAGGTCACCTTTGATGACCACTATTTTACAGGAAAACATGGTAACATAGTTCCAAATCTAGCCGTTGTTGAGAACACAAAGGGTTTGAATAATACTCAAATGTTTGATGCGAAACAATCAGTTTATGTTTTTGGATTCTACAGAAAAGAAAATGAATTCATCAATGAGAAGGATCCCGAATCATTAAATTATGTTGACGACCCATACAAGTATCTTTTTCAAAGACGAGCTATATTACAAAACTTAATGTCACAAAGAGTGCAGATAGTTTTGCCTGGAAATTTTCAGATTACTTCCGGTGTAAATGTTAAGTTACTTGTTCCCAAATTTAGTCAATACCTAAAGAATGAAGATAACTTGGATAAATCATTATATGGTAATCACTTGGTAATTGCAACACACCATTGCATACAACCAAATAAACACGAAGTTGTATTTGAAGCAGTTTCAGATTCTTCAAACCGAGAATATGGCGTATTGAGTACAACACCTATTCAAGATTCGGATTATTACAAATGATAATTAATCAACCTAAAAAAGACTATGGTAATTTTGACCCTAACAATTGGGTTGGTGTTATTGAAAATAGTCACGACAAATTAAATATAGGAATGTATAAGGTCCGAATCATCGGCCTTCATTCACCTAACGTTGAAGAAGTTCCTGTTGATAATCTTCCTTGGGCTCACGCTGCGTTGCCTGTATCTCAATCTCGCACCACATCAATTGCGAAACCTGGTGAGTGGGTTATAGGTTACTTTTTAGATCCTGAAACATTACAGTATCCAATTATTATCGGTATTCTTCCAGGTATACAATCAACTAATGTTGTGAATATTACAAGTTCTGGTTCAAGAGTAGGTTCTTACAGTTACAATAAGTCAGCAGGATTTGTTCCACAGTTGACACAAGAACAAGCAGATAAACAACCTGTTTTACCACCAGGAATAGTGACTAGGTCCGTTGGTCAACCAACTACTGCACCACTTTCTCGTGGAGTTTATGAGAGTAGTAGTATTTCGGTTGCAGATGCCAATATTGAACACGTATGCGATTTCAAAAAGAAACTGCGATACGATATTGCTATTTCTAAATTGCAGATTTACGAGTTTGTTCAAAAAGCAAGAGAGGCAATAAAAGCATTTTTTACAGGCTTATCTCCTGGTCCAATGTCAACAGCAATACAATCAGCTATCAATCAAATTAAAGAAATTTTGAAGATGATAAAAAAAGTAGCGGACTTCATAAATGATGTTGCGATAGCTATTGCTGACTTTATCAAATATTGCACCGAACTTATCACATACATAGTAAGTCTACCAGCTCAATTAGCAGCACTTTTACAGAAGTGTTTACAAGAATTTACTGACGCTTTAGGAGAAGCCCTCTCACTTGATAATGAAAGTATTAAAGAATTGATTAAAACTACCGAACAAACTAGCAAGGCGATAGAAACAGCTGTTATCGGTTCTACAGATACCGTAACACAATCATCCAGTTTGGCTGTTTCGTCTAAATCATTTGGGAGAGTTTAATGGCAATCAAACCTCCTGGATTAGATTGGACTGAACCACAATCAACGTTTGTTGGTGAATATCCTTACGCACACGTAACAGAAACCGAATCAGGTCATCTATTTGCTATGGATGATACAAAAGATTCGGAGACAGTACGTTTGGCTCATCGATTAGGTACGTTTACCGAATTTCAAAAAGACGGTACAAGAGTTGATAAAATTGTAGGTGATGGCTATCAGATTATAGCTAAGAATAATTTTGTATTAATTAAAGGCGTATGTAATATTGTAATTGAAGGTGATTCTGTAATTAATGTTAAAGGTGACGCTGATTTAAAAGTTGAAGGTGATGCTTACACATTAGTTGAAGGTGATTCAGTAACCAAAGTTACAGGTGATGCTTCCGTTTTTGCTGGTGGCGATTTAGATTTAGCAGCTGGCGGAGCTTTAGGTACTGTAACTGTCAATGCACCTAACGGAATAAATTTAAATGGTGACGTTACTGTTAATGGATTATTAACAGCTGCAAGTTCAATATACGCTGGAGATAACTTAATCGCAGCAAAACAAGTATTCTCATATTTGGGAATACAAACTTTAGGTGGCATCAATTCAGGTTTCACATCAGAATCACCAGTTCCACCAGGCGTAATAACTTCTACTGTAACAGTTACATCACCTATCGTATTTGGTTTTGCATCGGTTCAGGACGGCAGAGGATCAATGGAATTAATTCGACAGTTATATAACGTACATATTCACGGCACACCGCACGGCAGATCCACCACACCAACACCAATACAATAATTATGGCAAACACAATATACGGAAGATTAAATTTTAGTTTTGACACTACCAAATTTGGTGGCGCCCATTATCTAAGTGCAGAGGCGAAGAACACGATGAATGTTTTTCCGTCTGATATGGTTGATTGGCAGGTGCAAGAAGTTGCGAATGGTGCAATTACAGCCAGTAGATATTTTGTAAATCCGCAACAAGGTGTTTGTACAAGTATAACATCAAACCTCAACTCAATAATTTCTTTTTGCACCAATAATACCGCAAATACTTTTCCTAACACTTCTTCATCAGCAAGAAATTTAGCTAATACTGCAAATAATGTATTGATACAAATTTTAGATTTTAAATCACATACGGATAATATGTCACGCCTTGGTTCAATAGCAGTTAATACTGATTCTTTGAACGATAGTCCTAACATACCTAATTACGATATGGCTATGGCACAAGGTAGTGAATTAACCAGAATCGTTTATTCTACGGACTCAGTACAAAATACCAATGCAATATTAGGTTGTTTTACAAGTCTTTTTGTAAATCCTGAATTGACTGCGAATAGTTGGAACATAGGAAACGGATACATTACTTTAGTTAATTCATATAACGGATCAACAAGTAACGTTACAAATTCAGCTTTAACGGGTATCATTTCTTCTCTAGAGGAAGCCAACTCTTTAATGTATACTAGAAGAACAGCGGATTGGGATTTCTATAAAAAACAAAGACAGGTATTAAATGATTATCGTTTTGTAACACAATTCAGTAGAACCGGAAATACCGATAATTATTTGATACAAAATTACATCGGCACAGACTTCCTTAAAAATAACTTAGCAAATACGTGATAAATAACATATGGCCATAGTAATCACAAAACCCCCTAGACAATTCAAAGATTTGGACTTATCTTTTAATAAGCATCCAGTCAAAAAAGATATAAACAAACATGTCGATGAACAGGCGGTTATTAACTCATTAAAGAATATCATACTGACAAATCACTATGAAAAACCTTTTAATCCTGACTATGGTTCTAATATCCGTGCTTTATTGTTTGAAAATATAGATTCTATTACAGCAATTACGTTGGAAAGAGAAATACTACAAACGATACAAAACTTTGAACCTCGGGTAAGTGTTTCTAAGCTAACAGCTATACCAGATTTCGACAATAATGGATATGCACTTAAATTGGAATTTTTTATTATCAATTTAACTAATCCAATAACAATTCAATTCTTCTTACAAAGAGTACGATAATGGCAGACCGTTTAAATGTAACCGATTTAGATTTTGATGAACTCAAAACTAATCTTAAAAATTTCTTAAAACAACAAACCGAATTCTCCGATTATGATTTCGAAGGTGCCGGATTAAATGTTCTGTTGGATATTCTTGCCTATAATACACATTATAATTCATACTACTTGAACATGTTGGCTAATGAATCTTTTTTAGATTCCGCCATATTAAGAAATTCAGTCGTATCACATGCTAAACGTTTTGGTTATACGCCACGTTCAGCTTCAGCTCCTGTTGCTAAAGTTAATTTCTCAGTCAATTCATTTTCTTCAACACCAGGTTCATTAACTATACCTGAAGGTTATGTTTTTCTATCTAATCTAATTGATAGCAAATCATATAGTTTTATTACTTTAGAAGATACTACCGTTTCAAAAACTGGTAACAATTTTGTATTTTCTAACTTAAACATTTATGAAGGTCAATTAGCTCAATATAGTTTTACTCAGGATGATGGTTCAAACCCAAAACAAATTTTTACTTTACCAGACGAAGGTGTTGACACATCTACAATTAAGGTTAGTGTAAGACAATCATCTTCAAATTTAACTTCTACTGTATATTCATTAAATACAGATGCATTAGATGTAAATGCAAATTCAAATGTTTTTTACATTCAAGAAGGCCAAAATAACAAATATGAAGTTTATTTTGGTGACAATGTTTTAGGTAAAAAAATACCCGATGGCGGAATCGTTACAGTAAAATATTTAATTACAAATGGCGAAGTAGCAAATAGAGCTAATAGTTTTATTGCAACTGCTACTATTGGAGGTTTTTCAAACTTTACCGTCAATTCAGTTTTATCAGCTTCTGGTGGTTCAGATCGTGAAACTGTAGAACAAATTAAATTTGCGGCACCGTTACAATTTACTTCACAGAATCGTGCCGTAACAAAAAATGATTATATTAAATTAATCCAGCAAAAATATCCTCAATTTGAAGCTGTTAACGTTTGGGGTGGAGAAGAGAATGTTCCTCCAGTTTTTGGTAAAGTTTTCATCTCAGCAAAACCTAAAAGAGGTTTTGAAGTAACTGATTCTGAGAAAGAATTTGTAAAAGAAAAAATAATTAAACCTATTAGTGTTCTTACAGTAACACCAGAAATTGTGGATGTTGATTATAATTTTATTAAATTAATTTGCAAAGCTTTTTATGATCCGACTAAAACAATTAGTAATACTAATACTTTAAAAACATCTATACAAACAGCCATTGAAAATTTCTGCAATGTTAATTTGAATACTTTTAATTCGGTTTTTAAATCGTCAGCTCTAACTTCAGTCATCGACAACTTAGATAGTTCTATACAGTCTAACGTTCTTGAAGTATTTTTAACAAAGAAATTTATACCAGATTTAATTAATTCTAATAGTTATATTCTCGACTATGGTGTTCCTTTACAAAAAGGAACAACATCTGACAACCTATATTCAAATCCCGAATTCACCATGTTAGATGAAGAATTTATTTCACGTAAATGTTTTTTAGAGGAAGTACCATCTTCTTATACGGGTGTTGAATCTATTACAATAGTAAATCCTGGTTATAGTTACATGACCACACCTACAGTTGAAATTATTGGTGATGGCCAAGGCGCAACAGCTGTTGCCACTATTGTTAACTCTAAAATTTCTAAAATTGAAGTTACTAATCCAGGTATTGGATACACTACAGCTACAGTACGAATCAACGGTGGTGGCGGACAATTAGGCTCGGCTTCTGCTGTGTTAGAAGGACGTTACGGTCAATTAAGAATTGCATATTTTAAACCAGACGAAGTAACAAACGAAAATACAAAAGTAATTTTAAATTATGGTAATAACTTAGGTATCATGGGTTCAATTGATTATTATTCCGGTAAAATCTATATTAATAACTTTAACCCTACTGGTGTAGCTAATGATTTTAGTGAATTATCCGTTAATATTAGACCTGAAGTTTTAGTTATTGGTTCAGAAAGAAATAAATTATTAGCCTTTGATGCCGAAGATCCAACAAGTGTTGTTGTAGAAATGAATCCAGTATAATGTCAGAATTATTAGTTTCTTCTCTTATTGAAAGACAACTTCCTGGATTCGTAAGGGAAGATTATCCTAAATTTGTTACATTCTTAGAAAAATACTACGAATGGACAAAAACCAATAATCAAATTCTAAGTGCTGTTGAATCTTTTGCCAATTCAAAAGATTTGGATTTAGCTTCAGATGTTTATCT